CAGCTCCGAAGCGGCAAGCGATGATGGTGGGCCCGCAGCTCCTGCAGCTGCGCGCCGTTTGATCCTTAGAACGTCGGCCATTAGGTCAGAAACTGCCCATATCGAACGTTATTCCGTCGATACTACCGCCGGTGATGGCAACCGCGGTCGCGGCTTGCGTCGACATCGTGCCCAGGCCGGTGATGTCGGTGTTCGGTATGGTCGCCACGCCGGTGAACGCTGAGGTGCCAGCGCCTTTGAGGTAGCCGGTCAGCGTGACGGCGCCAGTGCCGCCGCGATTGACCGCGATCGTCGTGCCATTCCAGGTGCCGGTGGTGACGGTGCCGAGCGTGGTGATCGAGGTCTGGCCGACATAGGCCGCATCGATATCGATGCTGTCGGCCAGGACGTTGATGCGATTGGTGGTGCCACCGACATCGAGCGTGTTGCCGGTTTTGGTCATGCCGTTGCCGGCGTTGATCTGACCGGCACCGGAGAACTGGACCCAGGTCACCGCCGTGGTGCCGAGCGTGCCCCCCGCGTTGACCGTGCAGGTGTAGCCGTTGTTGGCGTTGGCCGTGCCTTCGGAGACGAAGGTGAAGGCCGAGACCAGTTCCGCCCATGTGTTGGCGTCAGCAGAGCGAGCCCACGCGCCTGCGGCCACCACATAGATGCCATTCGCGGCTTGCGCTGTCTGATCTTTGACCAGCACACGGTCACCGACGACGGACAGCACGCCATCGATCGTCAGGGCACCGGAGAGCGTCGCGATGTTGGCCGTCGAGGCGAGCCTGACACTGTCTTTCGGCGCGATGCCCTGGACGGTCGCATCGACATAGTTCTTGGTCGCCGCGTCTTGCGGGTTCGTGGGATCCAGGAGCGCGGTGATCTTGCGGTTGCCCCAGGCCACGTCCGCCGTCGGCGCCAGGAACTGATCCTGGCGCAGCCCCCGCACGAACGCCGTGGTGGCCAGCGAGACGCTGCTGTCGGTGTTGGCGGGCGTCGGGCCAGTCGGGTTGCCGGTGAACACCGGGCTCGCCAGCGGTGCATAGGCCTGGACTTTGACGAAGGCCGTCGTTGCCAGCGAGACGCTATTGTCGGCGGTCGCTGGCGTCGGGCCAGTCGGATTGCCGGTGAAGACCGGGCTCGCCAGCGGTGCGCGGCTGGTGTCGCTCGGGTGGACGTGGTCGGCGCGCGCGTAGGTGGTGCCGGTGCCGATAGCCACCGTCCCGTTCATCAGCGGGTTGGTGCTCGATGGCAGCGGCACGCTGCCCGTGGTCGCGTAGCCCTGCGCCTTCACAAACGCTGTGGTGGCGATCGAGGTGTCGTTGTCGGCCGTGGCAGGCGTGGGCGCCTGCGGATCGCCCGTGAACACCGGGTTGGCGAGCGGAGCGCCGCCGACAGTGGTCACATCTGTCAGGGTCAGCGTGACGGCGCCCGTGCGGGTGTTGAAGCTCTGCACACCGGCTGCGGCAGCGGCCGCCTGCACGAAAGCGGTGGTCGCGAGCTGCGTCGTGCTGGTGCCGAACGTGGCGGTTGGTGCGGCCGGTACGCCGGTGAAGGTGGGCGAGGCCAGCGGAGCGCCGCCGACACCGGTCACGTCGGCCAGCAGCAGCGTGACGACGCCGGTTCGCGTGTTGAAGCTCTGCACGCCAGCCGCCGCGGCCGCGGCCTGCACGAATGCCGTGGTCGCGAGCTGGGTCGTGTTGGTGCCCGGTGCGGCCGTTGGTGCCGCCGGTGTGCCGGTGAAGACTGGGCTGGCGAGCGGAGCACGAGACGTATCGCTCGGGTGGACGTGATCGCCGCGCGCCCAGCTGGCCAAAGCGCCAGGCGCAGCGACACCATTCATCAGCGGATTGGTGTTCGACCCCAGACCAGGGCCACCGATCCCGAGAACGACGGTGGCGGTGCCACCAGCACCGCCAGTGCCCTTGCCGTAGTAGAGGATGTCGTCGACTTCGTTGTAGGCCAGCTCGGCATTCGCCAGTGAGCCCGGTGCGCCAGGCGAACCCGTGACACGGCGCTTGATGCGGAGAGTGTCGGCCATTTAGAAATTGCCTCCGTCCAGCACCTTGCCGTCCCAGTCCTCGATGTCGTCGGTGTAGATCAGGACATCGCCGATCTTGCGCGCGACACTGGTCACCAGATCCTCGCCACCCGGCACCCCCACCCAATGCTGGTTGAGACGGCCGTAGAGCGTGCCATCGACCGGCGCGTCAGGAATGCCGCCCTGCCAAGCCGCCAGGACGTCCACCTGCATGGGCGGCTTCGGATCCACGTCGACATCGACGGTCACCGGATCCGGCAGCACCACCTCGACAGTGGGCGGCGGCGACGGCGCTGGCGTGTCGACCACAACGGTCGGCGGTACCGGCGCCACCACATCGACGCTGACCGGCGGCTGCGGTGGCGGCAGTGCGACCTCAACGGTCGGCGCTGGCGGCGCCGCCACATCAACCGCGCCGCCATCGATCTCGACGGTGACGACCTGTATCGGCTGGACGGGCTCGACATCGACAGTGACGATGACACCGCCGCTGCCGCTCATACCGGTCGGCCAGCTCGCGCGAGGGTGGTGACCTCCGTCGTGCCAACGCCGGTCGAGTCAGTCACATCCATCGTCACGGTCACCGGTCCCACCAGGACGGTCTGAACATCGCCGTTGGGATAGGTCAGCTGCAGATCCCACGTCCCGGTCGCCTTGATCAGCTGCGTCTTGGCGGTCGTAAGCTCCGCCAGGATGACGTTGGGCGGTTCAACCGTCAGATCCATCGATGTGATGAGCGTGCCGCCCGCCGAGCTGCGGATCTCGGCCTTGGGTATGACACCCGTCAGATCGGCCGGCGTCGTCTTGCCCGGGTCCTGCCAAAGCGTGAACTGCCAGCGATAGCTGTCGCCATGGTAGATCGCGATCGGCAGCGCCCCCGGTGTCATTGCGGATCACGCTGGGTCTCGATCGTGACCTCGCCCCCGCTGTGCACCTCGTTCCAATGCGCATTGCAGGTGTCGCAGATCTTCTCGGTGGTCGCAGTGTTCGGGTCCCTGTTCATCATCACGCCATGGCCGTCGTAGACCGGCGCCCACTCGATGGCCGTGACGACGGAATTGAGCACCCGGATCCGGCACTCAGCGGGATCGCGCGAGCAATTAGGATGGCAATACGGCATACCAAATGCTCCTCTCAGGCAGTGATCGGACGGCCGAGGAAGCCTTCCCAACCGGCGGCATCGTCCTCCTCCATCGAGCGGCCGATCGCCATGATGAGCGCAGACATGCCGTCGATGCGGCCCGTGCTGTGCTTCTTTGTGGGCATTTTGTTTTCGTTCTTGTCGACCTGGACGTGCATGTTTGCCGCCATCCACGCCAACACTTCGTTGTCGCCATGATCTAGCCGCTCAGACAGCAACAGCACTTCCAGCTGCTTGGTCGGGGCGGTGTAGCTCCTGATGCCCTGGATGAACTCGAACATTGGCAGGCCTTCGCCTTCCAACGCGACGGCGAGCTGCGTGGCATTCCATGGGTCGTAGGCGATGCTTCGCGGCTCACAGATGCGGCAATCTTCCAGCACGGCAGCCTGGATTTCATTGTGATCGATGACATTGCCCTGGGTCACCTCAATCAGCCCGTCGTCGATCCAGCGGCGGTACTGCACCTGGTCGCGGTCCGACTTCGCCTCGACGGTGTCGCTCGGCATCCAGAACCGCGGCACGACCTTCCAGCGCGTCTCGGCGCCGATCGGCGGGAACAGCTTGACCCACGCCGATAGATCGATGCGCGACGACAGATCCAGCGCGCCGAAGAATGCCCGTGCCATCAGCTCGGCAGGGTCGAACGGGCCTTCGCTGTTCTTGCGCCACACGTCCATGTCGATCGCGCGCGTGGCGTCGGAGGTGCGGAGGTTCAGCCGCAGTCGTTTGAACGCCACCAGCGCCGGCGGCGATCGGGAGGCCTTCAGCGCCTGGCGCCGCAGATCATCGATCTTGACGCTGACGTGCAGGTTCGGGTTCGCCTTGATCCAAACCTTCGGATCATCCCAGCGATCGCCCACGTCGAGCGTTGCTATGAAGGCGAAGTAGCTGTCGTCCTTTGCGACGCCTTCGAGAACCGCAATCGCATACGCATGTTCCGCCGCATAGACGCTCTCGGGATTGTCGTCGCCGGCGGTGGTGATGATCCACAGCAACGGTTGGCGGCGCGAACCCTGCGCGGTGTCGAGCACATCGAGCACGGCGCGGCTTTTGTGACGGTGCAGCTCATCGATGACGATGACATGCGGGTTGAGGCCATCAAGCGTGCGTTCATCAGCCGACAGCGGCACGAAGCTCGATAGCGTGGCGTCGACGGCGAGGACCCTGGTGAGGACCTTCACCTTTCGCATCAGCGGCGGCGAGCGCAGCACCATGCGCCGGGCTTCGTCGAACACCAGCCTGGCCTGGTCTTTCTTCGTGGCCGCGCTGTAGATCTCGGCACCGGGCTCGCCGTCGGCGACCAGACCTTTGAGCGCGACGGCGGCGGCGTCGGTGCTCTTGCCGTTCTTCCGCGCTACCTCCTCGTAGACGGTCCGGAAACGACGCAGGCCGTTGGCCAGGAACCAGCCATACACCGAGCCCCGGATGAACTTCTGCCAGGGTTCGAGGCGCAGCGGCTTGCCCGCCCATTCACCCTTCGAGTGAACCAGGAAGCTGCTGCTGAACTCGATGCCGTGGATGGCGATGTCGGGCCGCCACACGAGACCACGCTTCGGACCCTCCGCGAGATCGCGGAAGTGTCGTTCGCACGCAAGCCGCACCAGGCGGCCGGTGATGATCTTGCCGGTGCAGACGTCCCAGGCGTAGGCGCTGACAGGATCGCGCTCAGTGGAGGGCCTGCGGGGTGGGAGCACGAGCGAGATATTCGTCGATCGACTCTTGGCGGCCGGACGCCTTGGCATTCGCGGATCCGTTCAGCTCCCCGCCTCCGAGCGTGAGACCAACTCGCGGGCGCGCGGTGGGGGAGAAGCCAAGTTCCGCCGCGGCCTTCATCATGATCAACGCCTGCCGATTGATGATCGGTATCAATGGCGACTGCACCATTTGGCGCGTGTGCGGTGTGCGCACGAGCAGCGTCGCACCCTCGACACCCTGCGCCTTGACCGCCTTGCGATGCAGGCAGTGCGCGACCACCCAGCACTCGAGTACCGAGGCGTCGATCAACTTCAACATGCCGGTCGGCGCGTTCGAGATCGCATAGTTCCAGGCATCGCGCTGATCGGCGTCGAAGTGTTCGGGCACGCTGTTGACTGTGACCTCGCCTTCAGCTTGCGGCTCGTGCTCGTTGATCGGCTCTCGCGAGTGGTGGAGCTTCTTCAACGGCGTCGGCGTGGGCTTGCGACCTCTCACGCTGAGAGCAGCCAGCTATGACGTGCGAGGCCAATCAGCACGATGGCGAGGCAGATCAGCACGATGATGAGCTTGAGGATCGGATCGATCAGCACCGGACCGCGCGCCACGATGATGATCAGATCCACCAGCCAGCACGCGAGCCACGCGACGATGGCGTAGACAATGGCTTTCTCTTGCATCGGGGTGTCTCACATATGCGCGGCGACACAATCGCTCGCGGTCTTCCAGTTGGTCGTCCATGCGTCACGGTGCGGAGCGCCAGGTCGCCACACCCGGATGTAGTAATCCCAGGCGGTGTCCTCGTCGGTCGGTACTGGGGCCGGGTCAGTGAAGACCAGCAAGCGCGCGAAGGTGCACGACAGCAGATCGTTGCCCTCAAGCGCCCGCCACACCGCAGCGGGTTCAGCAACGACAGTGAGCTGCGTGCAGGCCTCCTGTGCGAGCGCACGCGATCCTGCATGGTTCAGCACGCCGACAGTGCCGCCGCCCTGTTCGAACTGCCACCATCCGCGCGCTGGGCCAGGGCTGCCGGATGGGCTGTTCTGATAGCGCGCATCGAGCTTCGGGCCGCTCTCCTGCAGGGCGATGCAAAGCAGGAAGCGGCGGGCCTCATGCGAGGGATCCGGCCCGCCGATCGACTGGAGGAAATCGAGACCGTCATCGATGACGCGCGCGAGGAATGCACTCGGTTCCATGTCAGCTCCTCACTCACCAGGCTGCATACTTCATCGCGGCCGACTTCATCACGTAGCCCGCGCGCAGCTCGGCCGCCGGTAGCGGCGGCTGCTTCCAGGCGACAATGAGGCCACCGACCTGGACGCCGAGGATCGGTGGCACCGCCACCAGGCAAACCCGCTGGTACCCCTTGGCCGCCATGGCGCGGGTGTCCTCGTTCACCGCATGGGCGGCATCGACGCACGCCACCTCATTGGCCAGGAATTTCACCAGCAGGGGCATCGACGATTCGGGCACCAGCGCCTGCTGCGGGCCGGTCGAGGGCACCCAGCGATTGCCGTCGAGGTCGATCCCGACCCTGTCGGTCATCAAATTGTCCGACACGTTCAGCTCGACCAACATGACCAGGTCGGAGCGGGTGTCGCGCAACAGCCGCGGCGCATCGGCGATGAAGGCAGCGTCGTCGATCCGTGCCAGCTCGCCAGCCCTGGTCAGCACCGCATCGGCGATGCGGGCGCGCTGGTCGTAGGCGATGTAGAGCAGCCCGCACACGATCACCAAAATGACCACTGCCATCGCTTTCCACGGCGAGGTCATGAACGCCAGCACGCGATCGAGGACGCCCATCGCCGTGGACGCAGTGGTAGCCTGCTGCGGCTTGTTGTCGCTCATGGGGGCACGGTCAGCGCCAGGCGCTGCCTTTCTCGCGGTGCTTTATGGCATCGCAGTCGTCGCACAGCAGTTGCAGGTTGCTAGGATCGTTGCTGCCCTGGGGGCGCGGAATTATGTGGTCGACTCGCCAGGTCTCAGGTTTGCCGCACTGACTGCAGATCCCGCCGTCACGTTTCCTGACGAAACTGCGCAGCCGTTTCCACTCCTGCGTGCCGTAAAATGCGTGGTCTGGATTGACGAATTTCGGTGTCGGATGCCACCCCGCCGGCCGATGCTTCGGCGGCAATGTCGGCATATCTGACACCAGATGGGGAGGGTGGTAGCAACGGATTGCCGCAGGATGGGAATAAAAGGCCGTAAGCCCTTCCCATTTGTCAAGAGTTCCGCGTTATTTGCGCTGCCGCTGGGGTCACGTCTTGGGTGCTGGCGAGAGCGGATCGCCCGCTACATGGACAATAACCGTTTCATCGTTCCTCAATGTCACACCCTGCTCGCCACCTGCGAGGACGCGGTTCAGCACCAGAAAGGTCGTACCGTCGCCAAGGTCTTCGACATGGGTCACTTTCACCAAATCGCCGAGACTCCACCGGATGAATTCGCCCGGTTTCAACGAAGCCGCGTGCCTGCGGACAGTCATTTGCGCCGCCTGGGGTCGCCGAGAGCGAGCGAGGGCAGCGGCTGGCCATTGAACGGGGTGTGCTCGATGTCGAGGCCGGTTTCGCGCATCATCACCTTGATCTGCTCCATCCAGTCCTGCGTTTGCGAGCCGAAGTCGGACAACTGGCAGACCGTGTGTGCAGCTCCTTCGAGGCGGGCGTGTCTTCCTTCACTGCCGTCCTCGGCCAACGATGCGCGGATCCGCCAGCCGAGAGGGGTATCCGGATCGTAACGGATGGCGCTCCACGGCGCGTGCATCGCGTAGCAGTACGCGGCCTCGTCGGGTCCGATCACCATCGCCGCACCGGCCATGCCATACCTGGCGAACACCATCTTGATCTCGTCGAGCGCCTTTTGAACCCGCGGATCCTCAATCGGGCGATCATTCATCGTCATGGGTGTTGCTCCTCTCTCCCAGCAGCTCGGCGACGGGACTGGGCCGCAGCTTCGGCAGGTTCCACGCTGCCTCGATCCTGTCGATGTCCGGGCCCGACCCGCCAATGTGTCGCTCACGACTGGCGCCAGCATGCTGGTTCCACAGGAACGGCTGCGGGATCGACATCATCATCTGCGCCAGGGTCTCGAGCCAGACGGCGACGCGGTACGGGATAAACCGCTTGCCGGTCGTCATCTGCCGGGCCGAGGCATCGGAGATGTCCAGGCGACGGGAGAGTTCCCCGACGCTCCAGCCAATTGCGTCGAGGCACCAGTTCATTCGCTCGGTCGTCATGGGCAAGGTGAACGGTCCGGGTGCGGGCGGTAGGTGCATGGTTGCTCCTGCTCTGGCTGCTAATACGAGTTTTTCGTATTAGGCTACGGCGCGATCGAACCGCAAGCTTTCCCAGCTTTCCAGCAAGCGGGGAAAGCAGGAAAGCTTTCGCCGACACTTCCCCTGGATGTTGGACTCCCCCCGGTGTCAATTTCCCTATCGCACAATGGGGCG